CTTACAAAGATTTAGCCGGAACTGGCGAGAACCAGCCGACAAAAGACCTGCTCAGCGCCTATATTCCAAGATTGGAAACGGCCGGTCGCTCGAATCTGTCGTATGGTCCTCTGGTTGCTAAGTGGGCGGAGACGTACCAAAACATTTGTCTTTTTGAGTGGCAATTGTTGGCTTTGTCTGGTCAGTTGTCGCACGATGAAAATGGCGACCTTTTGTTCCGTGAATCTTTATGCAGTACTGCTAGACAGAACGGTAAGTCGGTTGGGCTTGGTGCAATGATTGGTTGGTGGTTGACAGACTTTGCAAAGATGCGTGGGATGCCTCAAAACATCTTGTCGGTGGCAAACCGTTTGGATCGTGCTGAGGCGATCTTTAACAGCCTGGCTCCTTTGCTTGTTGACTTGTTCGGCGCTAAAGCAATGAGAACTTTTGGTCGTAAGTCGGTGACGATGCCGGACGGGTCTATGTGGGAAGTTCGTGCAGCTTCTCCGAACTTGCATGGTGGGTCGTATGACTTAATCGTTGTTGACGAACTTTTCAACGTCTCCGATTCCTGTTTATCGGAAGCCCTGCGTCCTTCACAGATTGCTCGCAAGTCGCCTTTGCTGAGTTGCTGGAGTACAGCTGGTGATGAGTCGAGTAAGGCCATGATCCATATGCGTGAAACGGCTATTTCAGAGATTGAACGAGGCGAGCGCACACGGCTCTATTTCGCTGAGTGGAGTATTGGCGATCGGGACTGGCGTAACCCTGAGAACTGGATTTACGCTAACCCTGCGTTGGGTAAAACGATCACGGTTGAAGCACTCCAGGCTGTATCTAAAAAAGAGTCGTTCATGCGTGCTCACTTAAATATGTGGGTCAGTAGTCGAGGCAGTTGGTTAGAAGAAGGGGTATGGGCGTCTTGCAAAACTGAGGACCCAATGCCTGCCGGTGGAGTGCTGGCCGTGGAAATGTCAATGGACACAAACCGTTATGTTGGTGTTAGATCGTCAATGTTTGATGGCATTGTGCACACTCATGTCGAGTTCATTGTTGATAACGAAACGGCGCTTTGGTCTGAAATTGATCGAGTCATGGACGACAAGCTTGTTGCCCTGGCTATTACGCCGACGTTAGAAATCCATGCGCCTTTGCATTACCGTCGCCGCATGACTGTCGTTGGTCAGGCCGAAATGTTGAAGTGGACTGGCATTGCTCAAAAGATGATTATTGAGGGTCGTGTTAAGCACTCTGGTCAAGTGAGTTTGTCGGAACACATATTGCGGAGCGTCCTTGTTAAGACTGGAATGGGCGTCATGATTTCTCACAAGTCAAGTCCAGGACCAATAGAACTTGCTAAGTGTGCAGTGTGGGGTATCGCTCTCTCTAGCAAATATCAGAATCGGGCTAAACCCATAATGGTAGTAAGGTGAACTAATATCGGCATCGTGTCGGCGGGTTCGTCGGGGACCCGTCGGCACTCCCCTGCAAAGGAAACCTAATGGGATTATTTAGCAAAAAAGAAGTGACAAAGGCGGCTATTAGTCCTATTCCTGAGGAATCGGTTGCAGCTGCAGTTGGCACCAATTACTACCGACAAAACAAAGCCCCCAACACAATCGGCAGTTGGTATACATACCAGTCTGGGTTGGCTCGTAATCGTGCCATTTCTGTTCCTGCAATTAGTCGAAGCCGTGACCTTATGGCCTCAGTTTTGGCAAGCATGGAATTAAAGATGTGCACCGAGATTTGGAACGGCGACGAGATGGAGACTGTGCCGTTGGCTCCTCGTACCTGGCTACGCCAACTTGATCCCGATATGCCTAACTCGTTTTTGTTCCCATGGATTTTTGATGACTTGTTCTTCTTTGGTCGTTGCTTCCTCTATATCACCAGCCGAACAAAAGACGGTTACATGGCGTCCGCCACCCGTTTGCCGCAGGGCTCCATTGACACGGCCGACGCTGAAGGTCCGGTGTGGTTCGGTAAAAGCAAGGAAATCTATTTCAACGGTGGCGCTTTAGACCCTGCTGACGTTGTTCAGATTTACAGTCCTACACAGGGCATGATTTACATGAGCGAACAAACCATCGCTACCGCTCTGAAATTGTGTGATGCTCGTTTCCGTAACGCAAGTTCAGCAATACCAGCTGGCGTTCTGAAGCAGACTGGTGGGGAACCGTTGTCGGCCGAGGAGTTAGGTGCTTTGGCTGAAGCGTTTAACGAGGCTCGAAGCACTAACCAGACTGCAGCTCTTAACGAGTTTTTGACCTACACAGAAACGACAGCGACACCGGACAAAATGCTGTTGATTGATGCAGCCGAATACCAGTCAAAAGAGATCGCTAATTTATGCAATGTACCCCCATATTTATTGGGTATTTCTACTGGTTCATACGCTTACACGAATAGCGCAGGCGCTAAGTCGGACTTGTGGACATTCGGACTTTCAATGTATGCACAAGCGATTTCGTCAGCCCTCAGCCAACAACTTCCTCGAGGCACCTATGTCAAATGGGATGTTGAGAAGTGGCTAGAAGCTGACAGCTACATGAAAAAAGAAACAGAACAAAAGCAAGAAAACACTCAAGAGGAGTTGGCATGATTAGGTTTAGTTCAAACACTTTTGCTGTAGAAGCTGCAGGCCCTGACGGGCAGGATCGTCGCACCATCACAGGCATCGCAGTTCCCTACAACACTTTTGCAACCGTTTCTGATGGAACAAACGTGCAGTTCGCACCAGGCAGTTTGTCTGTTGAAGGCAAAGCGCCAAAACTGTATATGTACCACGACTCAACACAAGCAGTCGGTTTAGTGGCCGAGCGTGTTGACAGTCCCGAAGCCATGTATTTCACAGCACGAGTTTCTAATACTCGAGCAGGCGACGAGGCTTTAGTGCTCGCTTCCGACGGTGTCATTGACGCTGTATCTGTTGGTGTAAATCCGACAGAGTTCAAATACGACGACGCAGGAAACATGACAATCATCAAAGGTGATTGGGTCGAATTATCGCTAGTCCCACAGGGGGCATTTGCCGGTGCTACGATTACGCAAGTAGCGGCGGAAGCGCCACAAGTCGAAGAACAAAAGGAAGAACCAAAAATGGAACTTAGCCCAATCGTTTCCGAGGAAGTCATTGTGCCTACCGCACCGATCTTTGCTCAGCCCAAGCGTGAGTTCGCTATGCCTAGCGCATCCGAAATGCTCGCCGCTTACCACACTGGTGGCGACACTTGGCACAAAGTAAACGATGCTTTCATTCAGGCTTCAAAGCGTAATCAGACTGCGATTCAAGCAGCAGCTGGTGACATCTTGACATCGGACACGCCAGGCTTGCTCAGCGTCAGCGTTTTAGGTCCCGTGTTCCAGGACCTCAATTACGTTCGTCCAGTCGTTAACGCTTTTGGTGCTCGAGCCATGCCGAACACGCCAAGCCGTCAGTTCATCCGTCCGACCATCACGACCCACACTTCTGCAGCACTCCAGTCAACTCAGCTTGACGCAGTGTCGGCCACCACAATGGTTATTGCTTCAAACACTGTCACCAAGTCAACCGTTGCCGGTCAGGTCACCTTGTCACGCCAAGACATTGACTTCACCGATCCTGCAGCAATGCAAGTCGTCTTGAACGACCTCGCTGGTCAAGTGCTCATCAAGACTGACGACATTGCAGCTGACGCCTTGGTCACAGGTGCTACCGCTTCGGGTTCAACTTGGACTGTTACCGCTGCCGATCCGTCAGGATTGTTCACTGCTCTGTACGACGCCGCTCGAGAAATTGCGGAAGATTCAAACTTCTTCCCCACTCACTTGTGCGTCTCGCCTGACGTATGGGAAAAGTTGGGCCGACAGACCGACGCTGACAAGCGTCCAGTGTTTGGTTACAACGCCAACGGCATGATGACCACCAACTCAATTGGTAACGTCTCTGGTCTCCAGTACACCAGCATGAATGTTCTTGGTTTGAATGTTGTCGTTGACAACAACTTTGCTTCCGGAACCATGCTTGTGGTTTACGCACCAGGCTTTGAAATCTACGAATCAGGCCCGCAATTGTTGAGCCTTGACAACCCGAGCACACTTGGCAAGAACCTGAGTATCCACCAGTACTTCGCCACCTTCGTCGCTAAGTCGAGTTTCATTCAATCAATCACCATCGCCTAACTACTAGCCCGAAAGGCGGTTAGCCGATCATGGCTGTATACCAAGTCACATTCCACCAGCGGTTGGATAACTATGCGGTTGTCCAAACGCTGACGGAACCCGATGTCGCTATTGGGCAGTCAATGACACTCGCTAGTTTGGGTCACGACCTGAACGGCACTCATGTCATTTACGATCTGCCGAGTTACCTGTTTATTGGCGTTGATTCTGAAGGCGATCTTCTTTTTGATGTCAACCAACCGATCCCCAACCAAGTGTTGTTTTATGACGCTGGCGATGATCTAGATCGAAGCTCTACAACTACTGGAACTTTGACCTATACCGAAACTTGCACTTGGGTGACAGGCCCACAAATTGCGACATATCTCGGGATCACAACTAGCGGTGATGAAACTGCTTTCTTGGTGCAGGTTGCTGCAGCTGCAAACTCGTTCTGCTTTCGTAGACGTCAAGAGTCCGGATACACGGACCAACTGACTGTTACGCCTGGTGGAGATGTCACGCTCGGTACGCTCATGTATGGGTCGGCGTTGTATAGACAGCGTGGCTCGGTTGACCAGTTCGCATCATTCACAGATATGGCGTCAGCGCCCACTGTAGGGCTCTCAGGCATCGTCAAACAGTTGTTAGGCATCAACAGACCACAGGTTGCCTGAAATGGCTTACACGGATTTCCTGAACGAGGCACTAGATGATCTGGTCACTACTCTCCAAACTATTTCGGGCCTTAGGGTTGTTAACGATCCTCGCAATATCGCTCCACCTTGCGCTTTTGTGGATGCTCCGACCGTCGAGTCGTTCAACGGCAACATCGTCAAAATGACGTTCCCTGTAACCTTAATCAGTAACGGCCCAGGCAACCTTGACGCACTACGCCAGCTCCTGTCGCTCACTGCTGAACTAATCACAAAAGACATTGCGGTCATGAGTGCATCACCAAAAGTTGTTTCTGTTGGTGGCGCTGACTATGCCGGATACGAATTACTCATCCCACTACAAGCACAGGATTCATAATGGACAGATATGTAATTACAAGTACTCGAGTCGGCGAAATCGGCACAGCGTTTGTTGCTGGCCCGTCTGACGACATCGCCTGGCTACTTGAAGGTGGCTTCATCCAGCGTTCCGACACTCACCCGTCTAAGGGTGCTAAATTGACCAACAAGCCCGACGCAACCGAAAGCACGAAAGGCTGATATCTCATCGCTACCTCCACTTACCTCAGCAATCCGGTCATCAGCATCGGAGCCGTTGATATCTCTGATCAGTGCACCGCCGCAACTTTGACGCAGACAATCCAAGAGTTGCAAGCAAATGCTTTTGGCTCGACTGCCGTTGCTTATGTTGCTGGTTTGCAGAACAACACTTTGACGCTTGATTTGTACTGGTCAACTGCCGCATCGGAAACTTACGCAACTTTGAAGTCGCTTGTTGGCACTGTCATTACCACGATCACCATCAAAGGTTCATCGGCTTCTGTCAGCGCCACGAATCCGCTAGGAACTTTGACAGGCAGCTACTTGCCTACCCTCGCACCCGTCTATACGCTCGGGGCCCTCACGACTTGCTCAGTAACTTTCATGGGTGGCACGTTCGCCTGGTCTGAAGCCTGATCTAACCAAACCTAAACAAAGGACCCGACATGAAACTTACGATCCGATTCGACATCGGTTACGGACCCGTCACGATCACGACAACGCTTGCAACGCTTGTCGCATGGGAACGCAAGTTCAAAATGAAAACGTCAGACCTTGCCGACAATTTCGGTATGGAGGATATGGCTTTCATGGCATGGCACTCAGCCAAAGTCCAGACCGAACACGGCCAGTCAATACCCGTGGAGTTTGACTCGTTTGTTAACAAGCTTGTAGAGATTGAGATCGTGAGTACTGCGTCCGCAAACCCTACGAAAGCGGATCACACCGCCACTCTCTAGCCCAACTGTTAGTCATAACTGGCTACTGGCCACCTGGTATAGACTTTGATTCAGACGACCTCTCGACAGTCGCAAAGATTCTAAAAGAGAGGTGAACCATGTCAATGCAGATTCAAGGACTCGAGTCCACCTTAAAGGCTTTGAAAAAGGTCAAACCTGAGGTTCAGAAGCAGTTCTTTAAGGACGCTAAAAAGATTCTTAAGCCTGTCGTTGATGAGGCGAAACAGTTGTATCCGTATGGCGACCCATCTAAAAAGAATGGGGGATGGCCGTCTGGTATTAGTCGCACTTGGGCACCTGGTGGCAGAGGTTTGTTTCCGTATGTTCAAAGTGCAGCTGTGCGTGGTATTTCTGTTAAGACG